TGTACGCACGTTATCAAAACGAAGTGGGTGCAAAGCCTAAGCTTACACAAGGTGCAGTATCTGGTGTATCAACCATGCCATTTAAAAGTATGCAAGAATTAGCTCGTGCTCAATCTGATCCACGATATAAAAGTGGAGATAAAGCGTATCACGAAGAGATTGACAGAAGACTTTCTGTGAGCAATATATAAAGTTGTTTATTCATTCATAAGGTATAGTGCCCCTAGTGTTGGTTTATTGGTTTGCTGACACTAGGGGTTTTTCGTTATGTTTAAGAACATGGCAACAGAGATAGGAGATAACGTACAGGTAAAAGCAAACCTTGCGTTCATGGCTAAAGTGATAGCTATAGTCGGAACTTGTGTTTGGGGATACTCTGTAGTGTGGAATAAGTTGATGGTACTGGATAGTAGCTTAGACCGTGTACAGCATGAGGGTACGTTATTAGGAGACTTGTCAGCACGGATGATGCACATCGAGAAGTTTGCAGAACAATCTAAAGTAGACCTCGATCATCTATTGGAAATGCAAGACTCACCTATAACATCTGACTTTCAACAGTTCGAAAGAATCAAGTATCTTGAAAAAGAATTAGACAGATTGCGTGACAAATTGGAAAATCATTTAATGAAAGGACAATGAGATGGGTGAATTACTTATGTTATTTATCACGGGCGGTGGTAGCACTGCTATGGGTGCGATTCTTAAGGGCGTGTTTGGTTATATCTTCGAAGCCCGTCAGAACAAGCATGATCTTGAAATGGCGAGAGAAGCTCGTGCGTCTGATAATTTCCTTAGACTACAAGCTGAACTCGCTAAAAGCGGTACTGGGGAGTTTGTTTCTTTTACTCGTCGTATTCTTGCTGTTATCGGGGTGTCTACGCTCTGCACTTGTATCATCCTCTGCACCCTCTTCCCAGCCGCAGAGATCGTTACCATCACCAATGCAAACGGAGAAGGACTCAATGAAATCTTCTTTGGACTCATCAGTTGGCAAGCAGCACAAGAGCCACTCACTATTTCTTCTGGACACATCAGCCTTATGGGATGCACGGTAATATTGCCTTGTATCCTTGGTTTCTACTTTGGTCCAAGCGGTCGAAGAGGTTGACAGTCAAGAACTTTTCCTCTTTACTAATAGATAAATTTAATCGACAACTAGCAACAACTAGTCCCTCGACCCGCTGCGGCGGACAATCCTGTGAAGACGAAAGGTGTGAAAGTCACTGGTAATCAAACACATATTCACAATTAATTAACATAGGAGATCATATATTATGGCAAACGGAAATACTTCCCCCAGTCGTGTAGGTCTTATTGAAGGCGGATCCGATAACGATGCGTTGTTTCTCAAGAAGTTCAGCGGAGAAATCCTGCAAACCTTCGAAGAGTCTAACGTCTTCAAAGCACTACACACCATCAGAACAATCGAGAGCGGTAAATCAGCTCAGTTCCCAGTAACTGGTATCGCTTCTGCTGCTTACCACACCCCCGGTGAAAACATTGCCGACGGTGGAAACAGCTACCTCAGCGACATCAAGAAAACTGAGAAGATCATTAACATCGATAAGATGCTTATTGCTTCCACTTTCTTAGCTAACATCGACGACGTAAAGAATCACTACGACATCCGCAGCGTTTACGCTAACGAGTTGGGTAAAGCTCTTGCCGTCCGTTTCGACACTGCTCTTGCTAAAGTGTTCATGGCAGCTGCTCGTCAATCCGCTAACTTGTCTCAAGTAGGAAAAGCAGGTGGACAGCTCGACATCCCTAACAACGACTTCTCAGCTCCCGGCGTTGCTGGTACTCCAGCTTCTTTCACTGGTGCTGATTTAGTTGCTGCTTTCTTCACCGCTGCTCAAAAGCTCGACGAGAATGACGTTCCTTCGGACGGTCGTTTCTGCGTTCTTCGCCCACAAGAGTACTACAAGTTAGTAACTGGTGCTGACAGCTCCAACAGCTTCAACCTTCTGTCTGCTGTTAACGCCGACATCGGAGGTCAAGGAAGCATCGCTCAAGGTACTGTTCCTCAGATCGCTGGTATCAGCATCTACAAATCCAACCACATCCCATCAACTGACCTCAGCGGAACTTCTTCCGGAGACGGAGATTCTTCCAATGATGTATTCGGTGTTAACGGTGTTGGATACAATGGTGACTTCCGTAACAGCTTCGGGATTATCTCCCACTCTGCTGCAGTTGGAACCGTTAAGTTGCTTGATCTTGCTACCGAATCGGAGTATCAGATCGAGCGTCAAGGTACGTTGTTTGTCGCTAAGTATGCTATGGGTCACGGAGTTCTCCGTCCTGAGTGTGCTATCGAACTAGTAGCGTAACGCTCTTCTCTCGGTGTTGGGGAGGTCTGTGATTCGTTCCGCTCCCCTCCACTGATTATTTTATCTATACTTATCATGGCTCTGACGACTAAACTAAATGCAGTAAATACAATGATCAGTGTTATCGGGGAAGCCCCGGTTAATACTCTCGGAGGTACAGCCGTTCCTGTATCAGTCGTTCAAGCAGAAGCAGTCCTCGACGAAACCAGTAGAGCCGTACAGTCAGAGGGTTGGCACTTTAATACGGAGCACGAGTACGTACTTACTCCTGATGCTTCCACGTCTAAGATTAACTTACCAAGCAATACGCTTCGAGTAGACTTAGACCCAGAAATTTATACAGACAGCGATCCAGTACAACGTGGACTTTTGTTATACGACAGAAAGAATCACACGGATGTATGGACCAAGGAGGTTAAAGCCTCCATTACTTTTGAGTTAGCATTTACAGATATGCCTGAGCAGTTCCGTCACTACATAACAGTTAAAGCTGCTCGTATCTTTGCTAATCGATTCTTAGGAAGCAGGGAGATCGAAGGGTTTGCTTTGCGGGATGAGATCGAAGCGAAAGCACGGGCGATTGATAGTGACTCTGAAAATGCAGACCGTACTATCTTTGACCACTACAGCGTACTTAGAGTATTAGACAGATAAGAGATGCCTCTGTTAGTAAACAGTGTACCGAATCTCGCACAGGGAGTATCACAACAGCCTGACAATCTCAGGTTTCCCGGTCAGTGTGACGAACAAATAAACGCTTGGGCTACTGTTGTTGAGGGGTTAGTAAAGAGACCACCTACTACATACACTAAGAAGATAACAACAGATAGTACCGACTCTGATAAGTTATTCACACACTTTGTTAAACGATCCGAGCAGAACCAGTACTGTGTAAATGTATCGCTTGGTGGAGTAGGTGTTATTAATACAGCAGACGGTACACAAGTATCAGTAGCTGTAACTTCTATAGCTAACAGTTATCTGAGTTTAGGAGGACAGGCATCGTTAGGTGGTGTAGCTAATCCGTTAGCCGACTTGCGAGCACTCACAGTAGCTGACTATACATTTCTTGTTAATAAAAACAGAGTTATACAAAGGAGTGAAGCTGCTGAGCAAAAGTCCACACCACCTGCTGATGAAGCACTTATTGTTGTTAAGTTAGGAGACTACGAGAAGGCTTACAGTATATATGTAGACGATAAGTTAGTACCTTTAGCTACAGCGTTACAAGGACAGCATCACGATTACAGTAGCACGAGCCACGGTAATACATCTGTTCAACCTGCTACTTATATAAGCGGACCTGCTGATGTGGAACCTAAAGGCAACCACGCTGATACAGCTTTTATAGCTAGGGATTTGTATAACTGTATAAATGAAAGCGTAGTTAATACAAACTCAGGTGTATCTGCTATTACTATAAATTCGGGACCATCTGCTACAGGGGACGGTTGGTTAGGTGGACACTCTACTGGTACTTATACTTTAGAAACTAACGAACCCGTTAAGAGGAGTGGTAATAGTATTAGAACCTTTACTAGCAGTACAAGGAAAGTTAAGACTGAGTACCAAGTAAAACTACAAGTTAATATCATACAGTCAGGAGCTGCTACTGCTTCAGCTGAGTTAATAGTAACTAAAGGTGTTATAACAGCTGCTAGGAACATAAAGAAAGGCAGCGGCTTTAATCCGTCTAATCCAGTATCTTTACAGTATAAAGCATATAAGAGAATTAAAAAGGCGTATGGAGGCGGATGGTATGGATGGCAGGAAGTAAAAACAGTAGATAGAGATTACTACGTACCTCCCGCTACCTTTAACTCTTCAACTAATGTTAGCACTGATCCTGTACAAGTAACCACTGTATCGTTTGTTGCTGGAGGATTTGAAGCCACTCTGGAAGGTTCTGTTATTAAACTTACAAGTACAGCAGGTCCATTCAATATACGAGTAGAAGACGGTCTGGGAGATCAAGCATTAGGTGTTGTATACAGAGAAGTAAATAGCATTACTGAATTACCAGTTAAATGTTTTAATGGATTTGGTCCTGTTAAAGTAATAGGTGATGCAGACATAGACCAAGACGACTACTATGTACGGTTTTCTACTAAAGATAAGACCGACTTTGGCGACGGTAGCTGGATAGAAACAGTAGGTTATTTCCAAGACGAATCAGAAACGAGTACGTTAGAAGGTATAGATACATTGTTAACAACTGATACAATGCCTGTAACTCTTACGCCTTATTTTAATAACACTACAATAACAGACTTTAGATTATCTACTCCTAACGATGTGTTATATATAAAGCACAACGGCAACTACTATAGGTTAGATGTAGAAAACAGAGCAGCTGCTGATACGGAGCCGGGTGTAGGAACTGATTGGGAAGATGTATGGACTGAGGTAGACGAGACAAAAGATACAGCAGCTACTGTAGGTTATTTAACTTGGAAGTTGGGTACATTCTACTACGGTCCTACTGAAACAAACGCACGAGGAGGTTGGTCAGCTAGACAAGCAGGTGACGATAACACCAATCCATTTCCATCATTCGTAGGTAAACAGATACGAGACATCTTCTTCTTTAAGAACCGCTTAGGTTTTCTCACAGATAGCAACATTATATTTAGCGAAGCAGATGAATACTTTAACTTCTTCCGTACTACTACACAGCAGTTACTAGACAGTGCAGTTATCGATGTCGGACTAAGCCACACAAAGGTAGCGATCCTTGAACACGCTGTACCATTCCAAGAGAAGCTGATGTTATTCAGTCAAGGGTCACAGTTCGTACTTCGTGGAGCAGATGTGTTATCACCTAAGACGGTAGCTATATCACCTGTTACTGAGTACGATCTATCGGATGGTATACAACCAGTAGCATTGGGTAACTATATATACTTCCCATTTAAAAGAAATGACTTTGAGGGAGTATACGAATACTTTGTAGATAACAATACTGAGACATTTAATGCTGAAGAAATAACACAGCAAGTACCGAAGTATATTACAGCAGATGTACAAAAGATTGTAGGTTCTCAAGCAGAGAATACTATTGTATTGAGTACCACAGCAGATGCTAAGACGTTGTTTGTGTATAAGTACTTCTGGTCAAATAAAGAAAAGATACAAAGTGCTTGGATGAAGTTCACCTTTGGTCGTGACATCCGAGGGTTTGACTTTATTGACAGTAACTTGCATTTAATCACAGCAGATAGCGACGGGTTACATTTAGAGAAGCTTACACTTGAAGATGGACTGACAGACGAAGGTTTAGATTATACGTTGTATCTGGATAGTAAAGTAAACGGAGACGATCTTACTGTATCGTTATATAACCCAGCTACTAAAGTTACTCGTGTTTCTGGTATACCGTACAATGTAAGCATTAATACAGAAGCTACGATCTACACGAAGCTAGGTAATGAACGAGCTTTCACTGTTGTAGATTCCAGTACTGTAGATGTTAGTGGTCCTTTAGCTAGTTATGCGGATTACGGTGGAGACTATGTTACTTATAATAGTGAGTATTACTACTGCATAAACACACACACATCTACTAGCACCTTTGAAAGTAACAACTGGACAAAAGCATTGCACCCGCCGTCTGGAGTGATTGATGCGTGGGCACCGTCTACTAGTTACGTACAAGGTACTATCTATAAGTGTGATACAAACCATACATCCACAGCTTCTGACGCTCCTGATACAAGCGATAAGTGGAGTACATCATCAGAAGTAATTAGAGCAGTTGAGTGGGGAGCTAATGTATTTTATAACAACGACACATACTTTGTATTAGGTCTATCGTACAATATGTTGTACAGGTTCTCCGATCAATCATTGAAGCAACCAACAGAGCGTGGCGGAAGAAGTGCATCTGATTACACATTCCAAACGATTCGTAACGGTAGTATAAACTACGCAGATACCGGACACTTCACTGTTGAAGTAACTCCGAAGTACAGAGATAAGTATAGCTACGCATTCAATCCTGACAGCCTCGGTGCTAACTTAACACTTAATGCTTTTACCCCACAGGACGGTCACTTCCGCTTTCCTATTCAGTGCCAACCTAACGAAGCTAAGATAGAAGTTGTTACCGATTCTGCTTTACCAGTTAAGCTATTAGCTGCAGAGTTTGAATCGATGGTTATATCACGCAGTAAAAGATATGGAGCTTAGGATAGATGAAGCACAACCCGATATGGATGCAGTTGATCTGTACGAAGACTTACGGGAGGATGACATGTTAGAGATACTCGGACTTATGCACCACCCACGAGACGCTGTTATTATGTCTTACGCTTGTAGTACAAAGTGTTACAGTGTAAAGGATGAGATGAATAACTTATACTGTTCTTTTGGTGTAGCTCCTATCGAAGGTACTAATATCGGAAGTGCTTGGTTATTAGGTACTAGAAGATTACCAAGGATTAAGAAGTTCTTTTTGAAACACTCCAAGGAACGAATGGAGGAACTGTTAGACGGCTTTGATTATCTGACGAACTATGTGATGCGTAGTAACAAGTTGAGTATTAAATGGTTGGAGTGGTTAGGTGCAGAGTTTAGCGATTGTCAGTACGAAGGCTATCTGTCATTTAT